TAATGGGTACTGATAAAGACTTGGGTGTTTGGGGTAATCCTAGAGATGTAGATTATGAACCTAATCCATTTTGGAGATCATGGGTTGGTGATGTTAAACCAGGTAATAAGAAGAATCCTTTTAGATATGAGTATGAAGTAGATACTGCTAATGGTTGGCAGAAAGAAGGTACTGCTACAGCTTTATATCACATTAACTATTCGGAAAAGAAAGCTGATGGTGACCAAGCAGCTGCTGGCGGACGTTATAATATATGTGTATATGAGGAAGTAGGTTTAATGCCTAATTTCATTGACGCATTACAATCTAACGTTGGTACTGTATCTGTGGATGGTGAGCAAATGGGTGTACAAATAGCATTAGGTACATCTGGTAATATTGAATTAGTTCAACAGTCTAAGAAAGTATTTAATAATCCTAGAGATTATAATTTCTTGGCTTTTGATAATATTTGGGAAGATGATGAACATGCTAAAGAAATTGGTTTATTTCTACCCGTATATTTGTCTGATTTAAGGTTTAAGGATCAGAATGGTAATACAGATGTAGAAAGAGCATTAAAGTTTTATATGGATAGCAGAATGAAAGCTGCTGCTAAGCTGGATCCAGTTATTCTTCATAATGAGAAAATGAACTATCCTATTATTCCATCTGATATGTGGATTAGTAATAAAGGTTCTTATTTTCCTCAAATGGAGTTAACAGAAAGAGAGAGAGAATTATTAAAAGATAATAAGTTTAGAAGTTATAGACCTATAGATTTATTATGGGATAGTACACAACCTAATGGTGTAAGAGCAGATCTTAATCAAACTAAAGAACCTTTTTACGAGTTTCCTTTTAAAAGATCAATGGGTACTATTGAAGGTTGCCCTATTATATTTCATGAGCCAGAATATATTAATGGTAAGATACCAGATGATATGTACTTGTTTACATTGGATCCATATGTATCTGATGACTTAGATACTGGTGGTTCTGTAGGCGCTTTTTACGGATATTTAAATCCTAAGTATTGGAAACAAGGTTTTAAACAAACGATGGTATGTTCTTATGTAGGTAAGAATGTTGGTGGTAAAGATGGATTTAATGAGATATGTGAGAAGTTAATTGCTTACTATGGTAATTGTCCAAGATCATTTTGGTTTGAAGGTATTCGTGGTAATGTGAAAGATTATTTCTTAAGAAAGGATAAATTGTATTTATTAGCATTAGAACCTACAAGATCAAGAGGATCTAATGCTTATGCTAAAAAGGTTCAACAATATGGTGTAAATAGTATTACCAGAGAGTCTAAAATTGAAATGATAGATGACACTGCTGAATGGTTATTAAGTGTTTGTTGGGATAATAAGAGAGTAGTTGAAACTATTCCCTGTATATTTCTAGTTAGACAGCTTATGCAATTTGATTTAAAACAAGGTAACTTTGATGCTGTATCTTCATTTATTATTTTTCCATTAGCGCTTAAAGAAATTCAACATGTTAGTGAACAAGAAGTAAAAAATAAAAATAAACATAATCCTTTAGCTATTATTTCGATGAATCCAAATATGTTTAAAGGAGATGAAACACAAAGAGTAAAACAAAAATATGAGCAGATTAATCAACAATACAGATAAGATTGCTGGTGTGTTAGAAGGTGTAAGAAAAGCATCTAATATTATAACTTCAACTATGGGTGGAGTAGGTAAGAATGTTTTAATGTATGAGAAAGGAGATTTATCTTTTACTAAAGATGGAGTTTCTGTAGCTAAGAAAATTCAATTTAATGATTCAGAGATGGATGCTGGAGCACAGTTGTTAATTAATACAACTAACAAAACAGTATCTGAATGTGGTGATGGTACTACGTTAACTAGTTTGTTGACTAACGAGTTTGTTAGCAGATTATTTAAAGAATGTGAAAATCAACCAGTGAATGATCTATTAGATTATGTAAGAACAGAAATTGAGAATATTACTACTCAATTACAAGATAGTTCTACTAAGATTGAATCTTATGATGATATTTATAAGATTGCATTAACTTCGTCCAAGAGTCATAATATTGCTAGTTTAATTGAACAGATTTATAGAAAGACTGGATTTGGTGCTAGAATATCAGTTGAGTTATCACAGCATTATACTAAGACTTATTATGAAGTATCTGAAGGTTTGTCTTTTGATTCTCCATTTGTAAATCCTGGATTTGCTAATATGCAGAACGGATATTGTTCTTTTGAAAATCCACAGATTCATATTATGAAAGAATCTATGAATGATACTAGAGAGTTCATGCAAATTGCAGATCATTATCACGGCTTAAAGATTCCTATTGTATTAATTGCTCCAGGATTTTCTGATGGCATTATTAAGTATGCATTAACACATAAGCAGAACTCTGGAATGCAAATCTGTTTAATTAAAACCCCAGGTTGGGGAGCATCTGTACAAGAGAATATTAAAGATTTAAGTACGTTCTTAACAGGTGTTGAAGCTAATAAGATTGTTGTAACACCGTTTGAATTTATTGTCTATAATAGACCAGATAAAAAGAAAATTAGAAATAGGATTAAACAACTTACAGCTAAACTTGAAGTTGAAACTGAAGACTATCTTATTTTAGATTATCAAAAAAGAATTAGTAATTTGCAACAAACATCTGCTATTATATATGTAGGTGGTATTACAGAAAAGAATGCTAAAGAAGAATTTGATAGAATTGAGGATGCTGTTGGAGCTTGTAAGTCTGCTTTAGTAATGGGTTATTCAGAAGGTCAGGGAATTGCATTAAAGAAATTATCTTTGAATTATGATAATTGGATGAAGGATATTCTTGAGTCTGCTTATCATACTATTTTAGGTAATGCTAATCTTCCTACAACTGCTCAACTTATACCATATAATGTAAGAACTAGAGAGTATGATCCTAATTTGATTGATCCTACTTTAGTACTTGTATCAGCTTTAAAAAATAGTTTTGCGTTAGCAGAGCTTTTAATAAATACATCGTTTATACTACATGATTAATACAAAGATTTCAGAAAGTAAGAAGTTTGAAAAGGATGGTCAATGGTTCAAAGATTTTATGAATCATTATATTCCATTTCAACTCCCTTACCACGAGGATTATGAAGTAATGTTGAATTCGTATAAAGTAGTTAACAATGATCTATCGGGTTACAGGGAGCAATTAGAAGCTTTCTGTAATCCATTAGGTTTATCTGTTGGTGAAATTGAAGAAACAGTATTACCTTATCCTGAACTTAGAAACAAAGTTAATATTCTCAAAGGAGAAATGTTAACTCGTAAGGACACATTTCATATTATGTTATTGTCCAGTAAGGCTATTAAAGAAAAGAATGAACAGCTACTTAATGCTATTAAAGAGTCTGTTGATGAAAAAACTGCTATTGATATCTCTAAAATGGAGATGGAAATGCAAGGTATGTCTCAAGAAGAAATTCAAAAGTTTACACAAGAACTTAGAACTAAGAATGAACCTGAAGACTTACTAGTTAAAGATTTTATGTCTGAATCTGAAATATTCTATAACAAGGCTATTAAGTTTTGTGAATATAATCAAGATATTCAAGATAAGAAAAGTCAAACGTTTGAAGATGTTATTGCTACTGATAGATGTTTTATCTATTCAGGATGGAAACATGGTAAACCTTATTTAGAGATTAGGAATCCTCTTACTGTAGGATTTCATAAGAATCCAAATGAAAGATATATTCAACATTCAGATTGGGTATGGTATACTAAAGCAATTACAGTTACTGAAGCACAAGAATGTTACAATTTAACTGAAGATGAAGTTAATCAGTTAGGTGTATCTGTTACTAAAGGATTAAGTCATAAACATGATGTATTAGCTGGCAAGGCTGAACCTGTATGGGATCATTCTATCAAGAATATGCAGATGTCTATGAATCATAATATTAGTAATGATAAGACTAAAGGTTTAAATGAATCTCCACTTAATGCTTTACATGCTTATACTGATTTAGTATGGGAAACTCACTTTGAGTTTAAAGCATTTAAAGAAGTAATATTTTTAAGTTACAGAGATGAATATAACTTTCAGATTGTACTACCTGTATCTAGTGATTACAGTATTCCAAAGGGCGCTAAGAAAGAAAAGTTTTTAAATAGATTTGACCAAGAGTCTGAAAGATATGTTTGGTTTGATAAAAAAATGGATACTGAATTTACAGCAGAGAAAATATGGATTCCTAGAAAATATGAAATTATTAGATTAGGTGGTGCTGTATATCCTATCTTTAGAGAAGTTCCTTATCAATATACTAATATTGAGGATCCGTTTGGATCATTTGAATTATCTACTAAGGGGGCTATCTTTAATGCAAGAAATACCAAGTCTGTTAGTTTAATTCAGCACGCTTTACAACCTTACTTTCAATACTTGTATGTTAAGCACATTCAGAATAGAGAGTTAAGTAAATACCAAGGTGCTATTCAATCTATTGATATAGATCAGATTCCTGATAAGTTAGGTGAAGATTTATATGGCAATGAGATTAGAGATAAGCTTGCTACTTATTTAATCTATCTTAAGAAAACTAATAAAGATATTTATTCTGGTAGTCAGACTAGTTTAGGTGGTTTACCTCCTGCAACAAGAAGTCCTGGTTCTAATGGATATTTAATTGGTACTGCTGTAGAGTTAATGAATCTTCAGCAATTACTTGAGATGTTGAAAAGAGAGATTAGTATGGCAATGGGCATTAGTCCTCAAAGAGAATCTAACTTTGTTCCAGGATCTAATGTCAGTGACAACCAGCAAGCTATCACACAGTCTTATGCTATTACAGAACCTTATTTCTTTGCACATAGTCAGATATGGAAAGCTGCTATTAATGACTGGTTGATTAACTTTAGAACGTTTTGCAAAACACAGTTTGAAGTACATAATCTTAAGGATTTATCATTTCAATATTGGTTACCTGATAATACTTCAGAGTTACTTAAAGTTACTCCAAGTTCTGTTAGTCATTCAGACATTGGTTTATTTTTAACTAATAGTACGATTAATCAGAAGTATGCTGATTTAATGTTGCAGAATTCTATGGCATTTGCGCAGAATCAAGGCGAAGGTATTAGTGCGGTTAGTGGTATTATTAAAGATATTGTATCTGGCGCTTCACCTCAAGAAATACATAAACGTATTATGATTCAGGAGAATAAGATTCATGAAAGACAGATGCAAATGCAACAACAGCAAATTGATGCACAGAAGGAAGCTCAACAGAAAGAACTTGAGAATCGTGAAGACATGCAGAAGTTTGAAATTGAAAAGATTGTTACTAAAGCTATTGAAGATAGAAATACCAAACTACAAGTTGCTGCTATTGGAGCTTTAGGATTCTCTGAAGAGAAAGATGTTGATAATGATGGTGTTCCAGATGTTATAGAATTAATGGATCATGGTCTTAAAGAAAAGAAACTTGCTTTAGATATTAAGAAGCAAGCAGATGATGTAAGATTAAAAGAAGAAGAAATAGAAATTAAAAAGAAAGCATTAAATAAAAAACCATCTAAATAATGGGATTAATTTATTGTACTACTAATTTAGTTAACGGAAAGAAATACATAGGTAAACAAATTAATGAAGGAAGAAAAACTTATCTTGGTAGCGGAATATATTTTCAAAAGGCTATTAAAAAATATGGTAGACAAAACTTTCAAAAAGAAATCTTAATTTCTGGAATTGAGTGTGAAAAAGAATTAGCTGAAATAGAAAAATATTATATTGCTTTTTACGATGCTGCAAAATCAAAAAACTATTACAATATTGCGGATGGAGGTGAAGGAGGATCAGGTATTAGAATATGTAACTTTACACCAGAATTAAGACAAATTTGGAGTAATGCGGCAATAAAAAGACTTACTTCATGGGAAAAACGGTCAACATCCTTTTATTGGTTCTAGGAAAGGAATTAAAGAAACAGAAGAACAACGAAGAAAAAAGTCTATTGTAAGAACAGGGATACCTCTTCCACACAAAAGAAAACCTGTTATACAATATGATTTAGAAGGTAATTTTATTCAGAGATTTGATAGTGGTGAAATAGCAATAAAAGAATTAAACCTGCCTATTGCTGGTAGTAGTCACATTACAATGGTTTGTTCATCAAAATATAATAGAAGAACTGCCTTTGGATTTATATGGAAGTATGAAAATGAATAAAAAAAGCTAATAAACCTTCTTCAAAATAATTGTAGCTTATAAATAGTTTTGATGAATTGGGTAATTACGTTATTCTTTTCACAAAACTATTTAAGCTAATTTACTTTATAAAAAAATACATACTTAAATTTGTATTATGGAAAATGAA